CTTTGTTTTTAGTATTTATGCTGTTTGCTTTTTTGTGGCCTACATCATCTGATACAGATACCACTCAAAAGGTAACAGCAAATGATAATGTAACTGTAACAAATGAGGTTAAATAATGGAAGTAGAGCAAAAAGTACACGTTAAGGTAAAATATCGTGGGTTAAATCCTCGCTTTCCTAAAGCGCCTCGTGGTTTATTGAGCGTTATAAAAAAATGAGTAATTTTAAGAGGGAATTTATTCAAGATTTTTTAGCTGACTATCCTGATAAGGAAGTCTTAAAGGATTTTATCAATAAGCTCCCTCTTTCTGATTTTGATAAAAAGTATCTTGTAATGAAATATTGCGGCGAAAAAGTAACACCTCATAAAGTGATGGCTTATAATTTGAGTTTATCTCAAAGATATGTTTCAACACTACAAGAGAACATCATAACAAGAGCAATACCATATATAAATATGTTCTTTATAAAGGCTTTGATGACTTCACCTCAAGAGCAAACCTAACACAATTCTTTTATTCTCCTAAAATGGCTAAGCTATCTCTGTAACACGGAGGTAGCTTATGTTTTATTTTACACGTTTACAAATGCTTTTAATATTAGAAATGTTAGGAGATAAAGATGTACAATTACAATAATTTTGGCTTTAACAATGGCTATAATAGCTATCAACAGCCTATTCAAAACGTAACGCAACAGGTTCAATCACAAGCCTCTTGCTATTTTGTAAAATCACCTGAAGAACTTGCCGGGCTTAATATAATGCCGAATGTTTTTTATCTTGGAATCAATAGAGATAAAAAAGAGGTATATATACGGCGTATGAATAATGACGGCAATATAGAGGTTGAAAATTACTCTCTTTCACAAGGCAAAGAAGAAAAAACGGACCTCAAGAAAATCTTAGAAGAAATAGAAATTATCAAAAAGAAAATCGCTAACCCTGAACAAGGAGAAGTGAAATGATACAGATGCTTATAAATATGTTTTTAAGAGGGCAACTACAAAATCATCCTATGATGGCTCAGTTTAATCAAATGATGCAGGGTAAAAACTCAGAGCAACAGTTACAGACTATTCTGAATATGGCTAAGTCAAAAGGGATCGATATTAACGCCCCTATCCTCACCGAGCAACAGGCAAGGCAACTCGGTTTGAAATAAGTCCTTGATTGGTTTTAACTTTATTGGAGTAATAAAAATGGAAAATGGAAATGGATTAAGTATTGCCGATATTGCTTCTATTGGTAGAGGCAATAACGGATTTTTAGGTGGTGGAGATGGCACTGGTATTATGGCTATCTTATTCTTGATTGTTTTGATGGCAGGCGGAGGCGGTTGGGGCTTCAATAATGCTATCGGTTATCAGAATTTAGCAACTCAAAATGACGTACAACGTGGTTTTGATGCACTGAACTTAGGTAATCAGTCAAGAGATATTTTGACGGCCGTAAATAACGTTGGCGCTCAAGGTATTGCCGCAACCAATCAAACGTTTCACGATACTCTGAATGTGTTGCAAGACAAATATAGTGAACTTGCAAGAGATATTTACGGTGTTTCTTCACAAGTTCAACTCGGTATTGCTAACGCTAATCAGTGTTGTTGTGATACAAAGATGTTAATTCAAGAAACGACTGCGCAAAATCGTTATGATGCTTTACAGAATACAAACGCTGTAATTGCAAATATGAATAACGGATTTAACGAAATCAAGGCTACAATGGCTCAAAACAAGATTGAAGAATTGCAAGGTAAAATTCAACGTCTTGAATTGGCTCAGGCTACAAACGGAATGGTTAGATATCCTAACTCAATGAGTTATGATGCAGGCCGCTCACCGTTCTGTAATTGTGGTGGCTGTGGTTGTGGCTTTAACGGTTAGGAAAATGGCGGAGTTTAACCGCTCCGCCTTATTTTATGGAGAAGAAAATGGCTTGTATTTGTCCTTATGTTCATAGAACATCATCGTTAAGTGCGGCAGGTTTATTAACCGTAACTAACGCAACAAACGTAGGTAATTTTGATCCGTTTTGTTTGATTATGACTATTGATCCTGACGGAGTTATAACAGGTGCGCCTGTACCGGTAACAATAACTATTAACGGTGCCGCTGTACCGGTAGTTGATATTTGGGGTTATCCTATAACAACAGATATTTTAGGTGTATGCCGAAATAAATATAAAGGCCGGTACATTGAAAACGATACACCTCATATTACGCTGACAAACGTATTAAGTAATGAAGCAAAGGGGGCTTAATATGACTTTCAAAGAACTTATTACAAAGTATATCGGCAATCTTGATATAGATGGTATGGATAGACTTGTGGATAAAATTAACTGGTTTACAGAAGAAGTGCGCAAAACGGATTCCAAACTTGCTGATAAATTCTTAATGAAAGTTGATTTACTGGTAAATCCTCATTTTACAAGAGAAACGGCTGAGTATGCTGTATCTATGATGAAAAATAGAGATGGCTCATCTGGTGAAAAATGGAGCTATGATGAAACATCAAGAGTAATGAACTCTAAAGGCTATAAATTTGATCCGGCAGACTGGTATTATGTTTTAAATATGCAATATTCTGACAGATATAAACAGGGAAAATCAAGCGAGGATTATATTGAAGATGCCTATATGTTCCTTGATGATATAGATGCGCCTCACGATATGGCTAAGAGGTGGTTTTTAGCAAAATGTGATTAGGGTATTGACATATTTAAAATTAAAGCGTTATATTTAATAAGAGGGCGTTAATTATGGGGAATAAGATGCTGTTAAAAATAGATGCTTGGCTTACTTCAGTTTTTGGAATAACCTTGTCTTACTTGTTGACAACAATAACGGACATTATGCCTCAGATTAACGCCTTTTTAATCAGTTGTATATCGCTTGCTTTCTTCTATTGGCGGTATCGTGAAGCTAAAGCAAGAGCTTTACAAGAGGAGGCTAAGTATGAAGAAACTAGAAAAGCACGAAAGAGTAGCAAAGCTGATAAGGTATAATCTTATTAGCTTGTTTTATTTTATATTAATTGTTGCAACTTCTTTTATCATAGCTTATAATTGGGAAAAAATAATAGAGCTTATACCTCTATTACAGAGTATGCTAACCTTTGGAGTATGAAATGACTGAAGAAGATATTTTAACACTTGCAAGAACTTTATGGGCTGAGGCTCGTGGTGAAGATGATGAGGGTATGAGGGCTGTTTGTTGTGTAGTTATCAACAGGCTGAACTCAGGTAAATGGTTTGCCGGTAAGACAATAGCTGAAACTTGTAAAAAGCCGTGGCAGTTTTCTTGTTGGAATAAAAACGATCCTCAATGTGCAAGACTTCCTAAACTTACATATATTGAACTCAAGAGAGAGCTTGAAATAATTAAACAGGTAGCCGGTGGTGTATATAAAGATATAACAGGCGGCGCAACTCATTATTATAACCCTAGAGCTTGTGCAAAACCTAAATGGGCTGTAGGTAAAATACCGTGTTATATTCACGGTAATCATTTATTCTTTAACAATATTGATTAGGAGAAAAAATATGCAAGAAAAAAAAGATACTATCACAAATAAGTGGATTGATTTTGAAACTTTTTTAGGTAGTTCAGCAGGAACATCAACATATAGAATTTATAATAGAGGTAATGATGCTGTGCTATTGCAAGAAAACACATCAAAACCATCAGATAGCAACGATGATGGAGAGCCTTTATTGATGAATAAGTATGCTACTTTTCAAAAGGGAACATCTAATTTATATCTGAGAGCGCAATTTAGCAGTTCTGTAATTAACGTAGTAGAGGTGGATAATGCTTAAATTTGAAGAAGAACAATATTTAGGAATAGCGGCACCATCAGGAGGCGGGGGAAGTAGTCCTGTAATTACTTCGTTGAACGTAACGCCTACGACATCTGCGCAAACAATTACTGCACCTAGCGGTACAGACGGATATAGCCCGATAAACGTAGCGGCTGTTACTTCGAGCATTGATGCAAATATTGTTGCTGGAAACATCAAAAAAGACGTTACCATCCTGGGCGTGACCGGAACGCTGGAAGCAGGCGGCGGACATAGCGGAAAATATAAGCTGTTAGACCGCATCAAAGACGACAGCAACAACGAAATCGGCTCCGTTTGCGGATTTTTCACGGACGCCAACGACAATGAATACGCCATTGTTTGCCTTGACGCGCAATACAGACTTGCATCAGCCAAATGGACGTCAGATACAGGAACCGTCACAAATTTAGCCGTATACGACATGAACGGTGTCGGCGTTGATTTAATAGCAAATACATACACAGACACCGCAACCAGCAACTGTGACAAGATTTTATCCTGGTGCACCGCAAAGAGTTATACGTCCGAAGCGGTTTCACATTGCCGAAGTAAATCGTTTGTAATTGACGGCACAACCTATTACGGACAGTTACCGAACATTTGCGAACTTTTCTATATTTGCACGAACCGCGCTGAGATAAGCAATGCGGACACCAGCAAATCAAGTTATTCGTCGCTTGATATTGCGACATTGGCGACCAGATTATATAGTTCATCGCAGGCTAGCATGTACAACGTGTGGACCATCAGCAAGCACGGCGAGACGAGAATGGACGGCAAGACTTCCAGTTGCTTTGTGGCACCCGTTTTGGAGATACCGAACACTTAAAGACTTAAAAACTAACAGCAGGAGTAAAAATAAAATGTATATTAAAGAAGAAATGTATAATGGTAAATTAACACCAATTCTTTATGCAGACGAAGGCTTTTTGCTTGAGCATAAGGAAACAAAACTTTGCTATGGTTCTGTCAGTTTAGAGGACGGCAGAAAGCAAGAGGATTACATTGAAATACCGGAGCCTCAAGATGACGCGGATATTGTTGATTAGTTTGGTTCTTTTGGCGGTTACAAGCGCGATTCTGTTTTATTCAAACAAACACCTTAAAACAGAATTAAACGCCGCCAATGGCGAAATAATCGCCTTAAATAACAAAATAAAGGGTTATCAAGATGAAATACAAAAATTTAATGCAGCGCAGGAACGCGCAACCGAAACAATCGAAAAGGTTAGAACGGTTATTAAAACCGTTAAAAGTGATTGTGATTGCTATAATACTGTTTTGCCTGATGACGTCCGGCGGCTGCTCAACGGTGCAAAATAACAACGAGCGCATCAAAGAAAATTGTTTGGCCAACGTTGTAACATACGGCGATGCTGTCGAATGCGCGATTAAGTTAAACGAGGTGCAAAAGTGAAAGAATTAAGGTTAAATTTTCCGGATTATCCGGCCGAAGAACAGGAACAAGATGCCAAACGTGCAAAACGGTTAAAACTTATCCGGCACGCTTATCTAATGCGTATTGACGGCGAATGGGCGCACTTTATCGTAAGCCAAAAAGGCGATGACATCGGATATTATGACGAAATGAAGTTGCCGGAAGTTTACGAAAAATTAAAACGCACACGGCCTGAATATACGCCAAAAGTAATTAGGAATGAGGGGTTAGAGAATTATTTGCGTGACAGAAAACCTAAAACAAGACAACTACAGATTAACTTTAATGAGCGATAAAAAAAGCCCTCAGTTTTCTGAGGGCTGTTCTTGTTAAATGAAAGGAGGTCTTAACGAAGAACAATCTCATTATGAACTCCTTAAAGGTAATTGTCAAGGCTTATAATTTGCTATTTTTGTTTTTCTTTTTTCAAAGAGTTTAGCGTGTTCTTGAATTAACTTGAGGTATATTTTAGCTCTTTTAGGTGAGCCGGCTAGAACTGTAACCGGCTTTTTTTTGCCAAAGGCCTCAATTAACTCAGTGGCCTGATAATCACCGAATACGCTTTTATTTATCATCTCCTAAGCCTTTTGAAATAAGTTTAATGACAATCCAAGAAAAAGAGCGGTCCTGCTCTTGAGCTAAATTATCAAGCCTTTCCAAAAGGGTTAAAGGAAAAGATACGCTTCTATTTGTGGTTTTAGGGTTAGATGCTCTCTTACGCAAAACAACTAATCTATCACCATCAATACGGTGAGTTTGGCCTAAAGTGCCTATAAGTTGCCAAGAATCCCTATATTTTTCATAAGTAGCGGCTGAGCCGGCTCCTCTCATACGCAAAGTTTTTGCCTCAAAAGGTCTTAAATATCCTGATTTTGTATCACCCTCAACAAAAATCAAATCATTATATCTATAAATTTTATTCATCACTATCTCCTATCTTAATGAAATTTGCGGTTTTTGATAAATATTAACCCCTGCTATATTACGCTCACCGTTACGAATAGCGTTACGGATAGCGACTTCATCCACTTTCAGATATTCTAAAGGTAACTTAGATTTATCAGTAACTTCAAAATCCCATACCATAGAAACTGATGCAGAGTTTGTGGATAAATTGATTTTTTCTACAAAGGCGGTGGCCTCAATAGCTTTATTTTGTTTATTCTCAATAGTACGTTGAATAGCTTTCTGAGTAACCTCATCATATTCACCGGCCTGAGATTTAATACCCTCAAGGTTATCAATCTCTTTAAGGGCCTCATCTTCAGCTTTTTTGCGCTCAAGAGCTAAGCGTTGCTCCTCTTGTTTGCGTACTTCAGATAAATAGTTATTAAGTTTTTCTCTCAGGGTTGTATCTGTATCTTCAAGAAGTTTGATAGGCTCTTTAAGGCGTTCATCAATAGCCTTAATACTATCTTTCATTGGTTTAATGTATTTGTCACGCTGAGCTTTAAAGTCTTTTAGTTTGGTATTAACTTCTTTTAAAAAGGTAACCGCTGTATCATAGCTGACAGCATCAGTAACAGAAATAAGTTTAGCTCTCTCATCAATGCGATAGCTTTCAACTTGCATCGGCTCTAAAGTCAACATTAAATTTTTATCAGTATCCATTTTTTGCCTCCATATAAAATTATTGAATACAGTACCCTTATAATACTATTATTTTTATTAGTCAATACTTTTTTTCATAAAAATATTAAAAAATATCTTGACAACATAAAAATAATGAATTATAAAGGTTGTGAATGGAGGTCAAAATGGATGAAATAAAAATAAAACTTGAAGTATATTTAGAAGTGCTTAGACTTTTGAAAGAGTGTTCTCCTGAAGTTATGAAACCGATAATTGAGGGTAGAATAGAGGCTTATCAAATAATAATGAGGAAGAAAAATGAAAAGCGGAATATACTTTAATATGCCCGAAGATGAGTACCACGCTCAAGAGGGTTTATCATCAACAGGAATCAAAGAGCTTTTACAATCACCGGTAAATTTTTGGTTTAACTCTGTGTATAATCCGCTGTATGTACCGAAAAAAACAAACTTCTTAGATGATGGTAAAATGTTTCACTGTTTATATTTAGAGGGTGAACAGGTATTTAATGATAGATATATAGTTATACCTGAATACTGTGAGATGTTAGGTAAAAGCTCAAAGGCTTATCGGAACTGGTTAGAGTTTGAGGCTAAGGGCAAATTGCCTATATCGTTTGATAAGTATAATAAGTTAATAACTCACGCCGGATATGTTAATAAATGGTTAGCGCCTCACGTTTTTGAGGGTGGTTATCCTGAAGTATCTATATTTTGGGAAGAAGATGGAATACCGTGTAAATGTAGAATTGACTATTTGAGGCTCAGCGGATTTATTGATTTGAAAACTTTTGAAAAAAACAACTTCAAAAACATAGATGAGTATGTACAAGATTATATCTTTAAGTACGCTGTATATATTCAGCTTAGATTTTATGAAAAAGCTATCCGGTTTGCAATAGAGAATAAATTGCCGGTATTTGGTACGCCTGAACAGAAAAAATTTGTATCAGAGATACAAGGTTATAATCCGGGTATATTCTTTATTGATAGAAAAATACCGAATACAAGGCTCAGAATGTTTGGTGAATGTACTGAACTTTGGCAGATAGCAGATAAAAGAATACAAACGGCAAAAGATTTATTCTGTAAGTATCGTGATATGTACGGTATGAAAAGTGCTTGGCTTGAGAATAGTCCGCCGGTAACATATAATGATTTAGACTTTCATCAACTTTATATTGAGAAGTGCAAAGAGGGTGATTTTGAAATTGAGGAGGATTTATACTGATGGATATAGCAGATTTAGAAAACAAAATCATCAATGCTGACTGTATGGATATTCTGAAACAGTTGCCGGATAAGTCGGTTGATTTAGTGTTGACTGATCCACCTTACACTTTAGAGCCTCAAGGCGGTGGTTTAGGCGCAAAACGAGCCATTTATAAAGAGATGAAAAAGTACTGTAATCAAGATTGGTTTATAGATGATTTCTTATCTCTATTGCTCTCAAAGTGTAAATTTCCTAATATGATACTATGCGGAGCGAGGCTTGATATTATAAAGGTTTTAAACTTTGCCGAAAAAAAAGGTTTAATGTACTATGTTTTGCCAATCTGCAAAAAAAATCCGATACCATTTACAAACAATACTTGGCTATCTAACGAATATATTTTTCACTTGTGCGATCGGCAAATAGATTATTGTAAGAATTACCAATCTAAAATTCCTTATTTTTTGGTGGATAACCAAAAAGAAACCAATCACCCAAACGAAAAAAAAGTGTCAATTATTACAAGAATTTTATCAAATATTACTAAAGAAAACGACCTAGTGTTAGATTGCTTTTCAGGCTCAGGTACAACGGCTGTAGCTTGCCATAATCTAAAGAGGCGGTTTATCTGTATTGAAAAAGATAAAGATTATTATGAGGCCTCAGTAAAGAGGCTTGAAGATGCTCAAAAACAATTAACTTTATTTTAAGGAGGTAAAAAATGAAAAATATTTGGAGTTGTAAAACAGTAACAATAGATATACCTGAGGGTACTACATTAGATGAGTTAGTTGATAAATTACAATCTATAAAATGGGATATACCTAACTTAGTTGTGCCACAAAATACAAGTTTAGCTTTTAGCGAGCGAACTAAAAGCGAAGTAGATAATCATTATGAGGGTAAAGAAGATGGCGGCAAGTAACATAGAACACGAACTAGATAAACTGGTGCAGGAGTGGGCCTCACGTCAACGCTCAATATACAGCGGTAAGCGTGGGTGTGTAGGACATCATATATATTCACGCAAGAATAAGCTGTTAAGGTGGGATTTACGAAACATAGCGCCTTTAACGCCTGAAGAACACCGCTTATTGCACGATGGCAAAATATACCTTGAGATAGACTACGATACTCAGCAATATCTTGAAAAGATGATGCGTATGCAGTTTAGAGATTATTTATTATTCAATAACTTAACTGAAAAAGAGTTTTATCAAAATGAACGTATGAAGCTAAAAAAAGAGCTTATGGGTAACTTTTCGTATAAGTCTTGTATAAGATGTTAATAAGATGTTGATAACCCTGTGGATAAAAAAAAGAAGTTTAAAATAAAGAAAAAATATATATATTTAAACAATAACAACAAAGGGATTAAAAAAAATTTTTTAATTTTTATTAAAAAAAGTATTGACTATTAAAAATATTAGTGTTATAAACAAAAATGTAATTAACAGAATGGAGGTCTATAATGAATAAAATAGCATTTGCCGCACTGGCATTAATTAAAAAACATCGTAAGTTAAACGGTGATATTTATGATAAAATCGCAAGAGCAGATTATATATTAGAAGATTTGCAAGATGAGGTTGTAAATCTTGTGTATGAAATTTTATCAGCAGATGACTACGGTCAATGTTTGGCATCTTTACCGATTGAGAATAATAAAACAGCAAAAGATTATTATTTGAAATTAGAAAACACTATGAATAATCTGCCACAAGCAATTAAGCAGGCTGAATTTGACCGTGTAACAGAAGATTTTAATAATTGGACTAAGAATTTTTTAGGGGAATAGATATGAAAGAATTATTTTATTTTTTAACGGCTGTAGTTGTGATAATGACCTCAGTAACTGGAATTGTATTTGGGTTTGATAGAGAAATGGCACGTAGGGATTATGAAAGATACAAGACAAGCCAGCAAGAGCAGATTGTAGGTTGTTTATGGGAATATAATTGTAAATATTATAATAAACTTTTATATAAAGGAGAATAAAATGTATAGTTGTAATGATTGTGGTGCTCAGTTTGATGAGCCGATAGAGAATTGTTGCCCGAAGTGTGGTAGCGGTGATATTTTTGAAGAAGAAACCGGTGAGGTTGTATCTGAAGAAACAGCAACAATGGAGCAGGTAGTGGCTGAAGCCGATGAGAAGAATAAAAAAGGCTTTGCTGTTGCTCTTAGAGAGTTTGGTGAGCAATATATTCAATATAAAAACTCGCTTGATAGAGCAAAAGAATGTATCAAAGATACGATTGATATGGCAAAAGATAAGGGTATTACAAAAGATATGCTCTTGGCTTATGCAAGCGCTGTACAGTTAGAAGATTTTAACGCAAAAGTATTGTGTAGTGCCGTACAGCAAGAACTCGGTCTTGAAGATGCAGAGGAATCCGATGCAGAAAATACCGCTGAAACAGAGGAGGAAAACAATGTACAGCAAGAAGAACAATCTGACAATCAAAGTGATGAGTGATAACAGCTCAGATATGATTGTTATTTTGGCCGATGATGGCTATAATCCTTTTCGCATATCTCTTACTCTTGAGGATGCAGAAGAACTAAACAAAGAACTTAACACTGTAATTGAAAGGAAAAAAGATGACGATAAAAGTCGGTAAATTGAACTCTGAAGATTGTGAAAACAAAACAATGAAAGAGATTATTGAAACGGTAATTATGCCGGATATTATGAAAAAAGAGAAAAAGAGTCGTGAAGAAAATATTGAAGCTCGCAAGCCTGAAACCTATGGAGAGTTGATGGCAATTCTCACAAAAGAACATACTGAAACGTTTAAGGATATTACCTTAGAAGCACAATTAGATAAGTTTGTTGACGAACAAGAGGAGTTTGAGCAAGCTGAAAATTGCCTTGAAGAAGCTCGTGAGTTGGCTGATATGATTATTGTGGCGGCAGGTATTGCTCGTTTTGCTCCTAGATTTGTAGAAAAGGTTATAAAACCTTACATTAATGAAAAAATAGGAGAAGAAAAAAACTTACATAGTATAATCTGCTATATGGCTCTTGAGAAGTCTTTAATAAACAAAAAACGCAAATGGAAAAAATTATCAACAGTAAACGGTGTAAAATATCAACACGAGTAATTATGTTTCGGCTCTATAAAGAGCCGTTTCACAATCACTTGAAAGGAGAAAACAATGGTTGACAAAGAAACACTAGAACAAGTAACCGTATGGGAGCTTCAAACTCAAATACAGGTATTAGTTCACAAATTAAAATGTATCAATAAACAGCGAGAAAGATTGAGGGCGCAAGCGCCTTTTATTAAGCAGGGGCTTATAGAGGCAGAAAAAGCCGGTACATTGAGAGGTATGCTTTTTGCAGAGCAATATAACAAAATAATTGATGATGTTTGTGAGGAGTAAAATGAGTAAATATTTCGTTTCTTATAATTTTCAAAATAAAACGTTGCAAACAGGCTTTGGAAGTTGTTGGTTAGAGTTAAACTGTGATAAAATAACATCAAAAGCTATATCAGAAATAGGAAAGTATATTATCAAAGAAAATGATTTTAGAAGCATTGTAATAATTAACGTTATGAGGTTAGAAGATGAGTAAAGATAAGCCAGAAGTCGGAGATGTGTGGTTATACAAATATGAAGAATTTAAAACAGAATACTATATCTCTGCAATAGCAAGCTATGAATGTCCTGAATATTATGTATTTCTATTATATAAAAATGGAAATAATCAAGTTGTTGGCTGTTGGTGGGGAAAAGAAAAATGGGAAAAAACACTTTTACAAGATTTTACCTATCTCGGCAAGAGTAAAGCAAACATCGATGATTTATTTAGGACGGAGAATGAAGAATGATAAAAGTAGGACAGGTTTACGAGTTTAAAGAAAAGAGTGAAATTGATATAGTTGTTGTAACAAAAGAATATCCACCAACCAAAGACTTTAATTTTTATAGATATGACCTTATTTTTCAAGACGGAGAAACTTGGGAATGGGCTAGAAATAATGATATACAAGAATATACGGTATTAGTCGCCGAATATCCGACTTGGCAAGAAGCCGTAAACAGTAAGGAGTTTAAGGGAGAATGAAGAATGAAACTATCAATAAATTATAATGTTACAGTATATAGCACTCAAGAAAGAATGTATAATTATACAATTTCGGTTTTTGCAGAAAATTATATAGAAACACTAAAAGAAGCATTATCAAAAAATAAAATAATAGAATTACCTCAATCAGATGGTAAAACAACTATTCTTTTTAATACTAAAAATATTGCAATGATTGAAATTATAAAAACATCGGAGAATAAAGAATGACAGCAGAAGAACTTTTAGAAAGACTTAAAGATATTGTAGAAATTGAAAGAAGTCCGAAGTTAGTAGTAGCAACAAAAACAGAAAGTGGAGAAGAAGAAATAACGGATTGTAGAATAGAATTATCTACTGACGGTGTTGGACAATATGTTTTACTGGGGAAAAACAATGATTAACATACAAGACATTATACCATTTATGAAAAAAGGTTGGGTTGCTATGGATAAAAACGGTTCGTGGGTTTGGTTTGAACAAAAACCTATATGTAGACCAGTATTATATGATATATGGAGAATTGATGACGGGTTAATTTGTCCATTACATTGTTTTGATATCTCCCCTACTAATGACTGGACAAAGAGTTTAATAAAGGTAGGTGGAAAATGATAAATTTTAAAGAGTTTATTTTAGGTAGATTTTCTATTTCAATAACCTATGCAAGCCACGTAAAATATTGTATTGGTTTTGGATTAAGTTTTACATCAAAAGGGGTTGAGCATTACAAAGGAAAGGTTTATGAGGCTTTTGAAATTAACTTGTCTTTATCTCTTTTAGTAAAAACCGTGTCTATTTGGTTGGTGTTTAGAAAAAACAAAGATATAACTTATAAATGTGATATACTATGCTGTGAGGAGTTAAAACAAGATGACTGATATTAAATACACACCGGAAGATATAGACCGGATTTTTGAAGAAAGAGTATCAACTGAAGTATTTCCGGCAATCATTAAAAAAGGTGTTATTGTTATATGGGTATTCACATATCCTAATAATGAGAAGTTTGCCGGAGTTGAGGGTTCATTTCCAGTAAATGAAAACAATTATAACTTTTGTATCGGTAAAGAAGTGTGCCGCAAAAAAATTAAAAATAAACTTTGGGAACTTTGCGGGCAATACTCAATTATAACAGGAGAAAAGCTATGACCGCCGTTTGGTATATACAAGGTTGTGTTAATAAGGAGTTAGAAAAATGATTATTCCTATACCGAAAAAAGGCGAAATTTGGACAAGTGATACTCTCAAAGGCCAATACTACATTGTCAACGTTACAAGGACATCAGTAGAGTGTATCGTAAAGCACGAGGATCAGTACCACGTTTTCAAAGAGGGTATATTAAACTTTGTGCGCTCTCACAATCCATTAACAAAAAGTATGATACCTGTAGAAAGTTTGTTTGAAAAATACTTGACAATGAAAATAAAAGATAATACAAAATAGATGAATATTTCATTGAAGTCCGAAAGAGTGGTGTAAAAACCGCTCTTTTTTTGTTGACACCTGTAAACTTTTTATATAATGTAATGCTGTGAGGTGCTTTATGAAGTCAAATAAATCTTTACATATACGGTTAGCAAGGCGTGAACAAATCTCAGGGTTTGCACGCTTTTTGTGTATGACAAGACAAGGACTTTATAAGGCGCTCAAGACAGGTAAAAAAAACCTGTGGATTGAATATATAAAATTTATAGGAAAGGAAATATATATGCTTGGCAAAAAAGTATATTACTTAGACTTGAAAGAGGGCGGTAATGTATATGAGGCTATTGTTGCCGGTGAGATTATCGGGCAAACCGGATACAGAAGTTACCGCTTGAAAACTGAAACAGGCTTTACATACAGAGAAAAACCGTATGTGTACCCTGATAAAGAAAGCGCAAAAGCGGCTTTTGATATTTTTTATCCGAAAGCTCAAGAGATGCGCCGTATTCAAGCAGAAGCAACAGCTAAGATAGATGCTATCCGGGCTGAGATTTTAGGTAAACCTGAATTTAATGGAGAAGAATATTATGGAAAAGATGCAGAAGAAGATGCTTGATTTAATCGGTAACGGTTATGGAATCAATCAGGCTATGGAAAAGCTTAACATTGAAAAGAAAGATGTAATCAAACTAATGCAAGAAGATGAAGATTTTTACAAGAAACTTCAAAAACGCTTTTCAGGTATTGATTGGATCGTAAAAACAGAGTTTAAGGGTAAAAGCGTAGAGTTGCCTGATGGTGATACACCTGAGCTTGCCGCTTTGAAAGCTGAAGCAAAAGAACTTGGTGTAGAGTTTAACCCTCAAATTGGGTATGATAAGCTCAAAAAGCGTGTTGATGAATTTAAGGCTCAGCAAGCTGAAGAAACACCTGAAGCATAGTGTAGGGGAGAGCCTGAAATGCAGAAAAAGAAACCTGTAAAGAGAAAAACAAACGCTAAGACAAAGCCTGTAAAGTATCTTGCTGATGTGGTTATGGGTATTCTAAACCGTATGCAAGACAGGCTCAACTCTGATGAGGGTATATGCTACATCAAAGAGCTACTTGTAGAGGAGAACTTATACGATGATATATGGGCGTACCTGAAAAGGCGCTATAAAGACAATATTAAGATAATTCGAGCGGTAAAAAAGATTGAAGCAACACTTGAAAATCGTATTGTGCGTAGAATGGCTGAGGGGCGTTATTCAACAGTGGGTAGTATATTCATCTTGAAGAATAAATATCACTGGATTGATAAGGTTGTAAGTCAGAACGAGCAAGAAAAGGATTTGAGTGGTAATGCTGTGCCGCTTGAAATTGTAATTAGAGGACATAAGGAGGTCAATAATGGATAATCAAGGACAAAGAATTGTACAGTTTTGTAAAGAATTTGGCTCAATCACGGCGTGGCAAGCTATGAAAGAGTTAGGTGTAATGCGTTTAGCTTCTCGTATTCACGAGTTGAGAGAGCATTATAATATAACTGATATATGGGTAGATGACATAAATCGGTATGGAGATAAAATACGTTACAAACGCTATGTTATATTAGGTACTTTGACAAAATATTAAGTGTTTGTTTTTTCGGAATAGTGTATCAAAAATTTCCGAGAAAATACTTTTTAAAAAATGATGATTTTAGACAAATTATAAGGATTGGTTTGGGTGGGAAAATGCGAATAGAATTACCGGTATTAGAATTAAGGCCCTATCAGGCTGAGGCTTGGGATTATCTGATGGCTCACGATAC